CACGGAGCAGAGTTCCCGGTCGATCTGTGGCAGAAGGTGGCCAGCCCGGTATGGATGGACATCAACCCGAGCGACACACTGCAATTCCGCAGCGCCAGGGAACATGACGACGAGCGCCACATCTGCCCGCTGCAGCTCGATGTGATCCGGCGTGGCGTGATGCTGTGGACGAACCCCGGCGACATCGTGCTCTCGCCCTTTATGGGCATCGGCTCAGAGGGGTACGTCGCGCTGGAGATGGGCCGGCGCTTCGTCGGTGCGGAACTGAAAGCTAGCTACTACGCGCAGGCTGTAGCGAACCTGGCCGCCGCCACGGTAAAGACCGAAGACCTCTTTGCGGCATGAAGCGCCAGAGGCCGAACGACCAGCGTTGAGCGGCGAGCCGAAGGCGAGTCGCGCTCGAACGCGCTGTTAGGCCTGCAACAACGAAGCAAAGGACAGACGATGGAACTGACCCCGAACGAACTCAAGCAACTGGCCGCCCACCCGGAGGCGCTGCGTGCCTTGGCCGACCTGCACGACGTGCACGAAACGGAGGCCGACGCGGCAGACATGCCGGACAGCGCCGAGCACCACAAGAAACGCGCCGCCGAATTGCGCGCGGAGGCTTTGCGGATCGAGAAGGTGTGGGAAGAGGCCTAACGTTCGAGGTAACCGGGAGACAACAGCATGAGCAACGACGACCGAAGCGCGCAGGCCGTGCCTGCTGTTGGCTCTCCGGTTGAGCGAGGGGTTGGGCGGCCGGTGATCGAAGGCACCCAAGCCAGCAGGGAACGGCCGATCCTGTTTTCGGCGCCGATGGTTCGCGCGCTGCTGGACGGCAGCAAGACGCAGACGCGGCGGGTGGTGAAGCCCAGCCGCTTCGTCCAGTTCACGCGGGACGCGATCAAGATGACTGGCGACCCGGCGCGGCTTCCGTGCCCCTACGGCAACCCCGGCGACCGGCTGTGGGTGCGTGAGACGTGGGCCGCGCGGCACGAGTACGACGGGCACAAGCCCGCGCACATTCCGGCCTTGGCACGGTGGCACTACGCGGCCACCGAAGACCGCGGCGGGCTGCTGTGGCGCCCCAGCATCCACATGCCGCGATGGGCTTGCCGCATCACGCTGGTGGTGACCGGCGTGCGCGCGGAGCGGCTGCAGGACATCAGCCGAGGCGACGCAATGGCGGAGGGCTGCCCGTTCCCGAACATGGCGCGCGGTGAAGACCCTCGCGTTTGGTACGAGGATCTTTGGTGCGACCTGAACGGGGCGGACTCCTGGCGCGCGAACCCGTGGGTTTGGGTAGTGGAGTTCCGCAAGACGCCTAACTCCAATTCGACCTCACCCCCTGACGCATAACACGGCAGAGGCCTCACATGCCCACCCAACCGCCAAGACTCCAGGCCCAGTTCATCTCCACGATCCGCACGCTGCACTACAGCCGCCGGACGCAGGAGGCCTACTGGCACTGGATCCGCGCGTTCATCATCTGGTCGGGCAAGCGCCACCCGCTGGAGATGGGCAAGGTCGAGGTCGGCCAGTTCCTCTCGCACCTGGCCACCGAGCGTAACGTCTCGGCCAGCACGCAGCGCCAGGCGCTGGCGGCGGTGCTCTTCCTCTACCAGAAGGTGCTCGAGCGCGAGATCGGCTGGGTGGAGGACATTGCCCGGGCCAAGCAGCCTCAGTACCTGCCGTGCGTGCTCACGCAGGACGAAATCGCCCGGCTCTGGCCCCACCTGGTGGGCGTGCACGGCCTGGCGCTGAAGCTGATGTACGGCACCGGCATGCGGCTGATGGAGTGCCTGCGGCTTCGCGTCAAGGATCTTGACCTCGAAGCCATGGCCATCACGGTGCGCCAGGGCAAGGGCAACAAGGATCGCACGGTGCCCGTGCCGCAGCGGCTGCGCGCCGAGCTGGTAGCGCTGCTGGACCAGCGCGAGGCCTGGCACGTCGAAGATCTCCGGCTGAACATGGCAGACGTCGAGCTGCCGCACGCGCTGCATCGCAAGTACCCGCAGGCAGCCCGCCAGCTCGGCTGGCAATGGGTCTTCGCGTCCGACCACTACAGCACCGACCCGGAGAGCGGCGTGCAGCGCCGCCATCACCTGTACGACCAGACCGTGCAGCGCCTGATGGCCAGAGCTGTGAAGCGCGCCGGCATCCGCAAGAACGCCACGCCACACACCCTGCGCCACAGCTTCGCGACGCACCTGCTGCAGCAAGGGCACGACATCCGCTCGGTGCAGGAGCTGCTCGGCCATGCCGACGTGAGCACCACCATGATCTACACCCACGTCCTGGGGCTGGCTGGCAACGGCGTGAAGAGCCCGCTGGACAGGCTCCAACTGGCGACGGCGACGGAGGCAATCGCGTGAGCGCCCTCATCACCCAGATGTTCCTGCTGGACAAGTACGGCCCACGCCTGGACACCAAGCAGATCGGCGAGGTGCTCGGCCTCTCGGCCGGCGTGGTGCGCAACAAGATCGCCCAGGAGACGCTCGGCATTCCCACCTACGTCGACGGCCAGCGCTACGCCGACTACCGCGACGTGGCCGAGTACATCGAGAAGTGCAGGGCGCTGGCCAAGGAACAGGCCGCGTGATCACTCGGCCGGCTTGGCCGGCGGATGGAGGCTCTCGGGCTTCAGCTGCGTGTACCGCCGCAGGTGCCGCCAGTCGCGATGCCCGGTGACCAGAGCCACCTGCTCGATCTGGTAGCCCTCCTCGAACAACCGTGACGTGCCCTCGTGGCGCAGGTCGTGGAAGTGCAGGTCGGGGATCTCGAGCGCCCTGCAGGCCTCGGTGAAGTACTTGGAGACCGTCGACTCGCCGATCGGGAAGATCTGCGCCTGGCCATCGACCTTCGGCTGCCGCTGCAGCACCGTCCAGGCTTCCCCCAGGAGGGGCACCCACTGATCGTTCCCCGCCTTTCGGCGGGGGTCCTTGCGATCGCGGATCAGCGCCAGGCGCTTCGTCTCGTCGATGTCCGACCAGGCCAGCCTGGCGATCTCGCTACGCCGCATGGCGGTGGCCACGGCGAAGCGCACGATGTCTGCAAACAGCGTGCCCTTGTTCTCCTCGAGCCAGACCAGGATGGCGTGCAGCTCGTCTTCGGTCGGCCGGCGCTCCCGGCGGCCGCCGCCGCCGATCAGCCCAAGGTGATTCAGCAGCGGCCGCGCGGCCGCGACGACGTCGGGCAGCACCAAGTGCATGGCCACGCCGGCGTAGCGCATGGCGGTCCCGAGCTTCGAGATCTCCATGTTGCAGGTGTACGGTCCGGCGCCGTCTCCCTTGCGCACCTTGCAGTAGGTGGCCAGGTCCTGCGGCGTCAAGGCACCCGCCCGGAGGTGCCCGAGACCCTCCTTCAGGTGCCGCAGCATGTAGTGCTCGTTCGAGGTGTCGGCGATCGGCCGCGACTTGTCGCGCAGATTGCGGTACTCGTCGATCACTTCGGCCAGCAGCAGCTGGCCAGCCGGTGCAGGCGTCTGTCCAGCGTCGATCGCCGCCTCGATCTCGCGCGCCCAGGCCTCGGCCAGGGCCTTGGTGCGGAAGGTCTTACACTGCGGCGCGTGCCCCTTCCGGCGCACCTGCGCACGCCACTTTTCCCCCACTCGGATCACACTGGCCATGTAGCAGTGATGTAGCAAATCCGTCCCACTGAGCGGATGTTACTTCATAGCACTTCATGGCGGTTTCGCTGTAAAGTTGCTGATGAGCAGCCCGGAGGCCGCACGCACACCCGCCGTAGTTCAAGGGGACGCGTTCCGAGGAGAGCCAGTCTCTTCGTAGCAGTTTCGTAGCACCGGCCGGCGCTGCTCCCGACAAAGGGGAGCCCGATGAAACACCTGATTGCGATCGCGCTGGCGGCATTCCTCGCCGCCTGCGGCGGCGGAGATCCTGAACCCAGCGATGAGCACGTGCCGGCCCCCAGGCCGGTCAACTGCCAGGCGTTCCCGGCGATCTGCAGGTGAGACCATCCGCCCCTCTCGGGGCGGATGGTGGGTCGGCAGGGCTGCGCGCCGCTACGGCACCGAGATGGTCAGCTGGACCTCGACGGAGGTCGGCGCGTTCGGCTTGGTGCTGATGTTGACCGGCGCCGTGGCCTGCGCCGACAGCGGCGATCGCTCGGCGTTGCGCACCGCCCGCACCCGCACGTAGATCGTCGAGCCGTTGGGCACCGTCAGCGTCTGCACGGTCGCCGTCGAGGCGCCGCCCAGCACCACCGTCGGCGGCGCCGTCGTGTCGTCGGCGATCGGCGCGGTGGCGATGTAGACCTCGACGCCGGTCAGTGCCAGGGCGCCGGTCAGGGGCAGCCCGGTGTCGGTGGCCGTCGGCAGGATCCAGCTGATGCGCAGCGTCGCCGGCACGTTGACCGACTGGGCCAGCGCCACCACCGGGGCGGCCAGCACGGACACAACCAGCAGCCCCAGGAAGAGCACTCGGCGCAGCATCACCCTGCCCTCCGCGCAGCGATCGCCGCCTCGAGGTCCGCGCGTGCGGCCAGGTCGGCAGAGAACAGCTGCTCGAGCTCCTCGGCTGTGACGTCGCGCCCTTCGGCGTGCGCCTTGGTCAGCAGCGTGGCGATCTGCGCCTGGCGGTCGATCAGGCCCAGCAGCAGCTGGGAAAGCACCAGTGCGTTGCTCATTTGGACGTCTCCTTGGCGGTGAGGTAGGCCTGCAGCGCCAGCAGCACCGCGCGGGTCTGCTGCAGCTTGGCGTCGGCGGCGGCCGGGTCGACGCCGGACAGCGTCTGCGCGATTCGGGCGCCGGCCACGACGTTGTCCGCCTGCTGCTGGATGTTCTCGGCGTCCTGCGCCGAGAGCTTGCCGGCGCGCACGAGCGTGGCGGCCGACTGGCGCGCCGCGGTGACGGCCGTGACCGTGACGGCGATGCGCTCGTTGAGGGTCTGCGGCGGCGGCGCGCCGAGTCCGGTGCAAGCAGCCAGCACGGTGGCCAGCAGCAGCACGATGAGGGACTGGATGATCTTCACGCGATTCCTTTCAGGCGAAGTTGATGCGGTTGGCGAGCCAGCCATAGACGAAGTCCTCGTCTTTCTCGCGGCGCTCGGCCAGCTCGATGTAGAACGCCCCCTGCAGGGCGTTGAGCGCACGTAGGAGCACGGTGGTGCCCGGCGCGCCGCGCAGGCGCACGAAGGTGCGCAGGGCGGCGATGGTCACGGGCCCGACGTCACCGTCGACCGGCACGTCGGAGTAGAAGGTGCCGCGCTGGTTGAGCGCGTTCAGCGATCGCTGGAGGAACTTCCCCGCGGCCGCTGCGCCCTGGTTCACGCCGGTGTCGAAGATCTCGTCGGCAACGCGGGCGCCGGCGATCGCGCACACCTGGTCGAGCCGCAGCTTGTCCCAGTAGCGCTCCTTGTAGATCTCGTGCGCCACGGCCAGCGGCATGTCGCGCATCGCCCCCGTGTAGCCGTAGGCGCGCGCCACGGCCTCGGTGATGCCGTACATGGTCGGGCCGCCACTGTCCGACGGATGGTCGCTGTAGCGGCCCTCCAGGCCGACCACCTTGGCGAATGCCTCCTCGAAGCTCATAGCAGCCCCTGGTCCTTGAGGATCCGCATGGTCTTCAGGATCGACTCGGTCTCCTCGAGCGACAGACGCAGCGGCACTCGCCCGTCGGGCAGCGTGGGCGAGTCGGTGGTGTCCGGCGCAGGCGCGGGCGCAGGCGCCGGCGCAGACGTCTGCGGCCACGAACGCGAGAGCACCCAGGCGAAGAACGAGATCGGCGCGCCCAGCTTCACGAGGAACGGGAACTGCTGGATGAGCGCCTGGCGGTCGGCGGCGTTGGCCGGGTCCATCCACCAGTCGAAGGCGTAGCAGATGGCCAGCGCCACGTAGGTGGAGTAGTTGAAGGGCAGGCGCGCGATGTTGGCCTGCAGCTGTTGCTTGTCCATGAGGTGCTCCTACTTGAGGGGAGGGATCGGCGGCTGCCCGCAATTGCTCAGCTGGTGCCATGCGGCCCAGATTGCGGAGATGGCCAGCGCCAGGCCGCCGAGCCACTTGACGACCTTGGTGGCCACCCTCCCGGCCGTCAGGGCGTCCCGGATGTCCTTGGTGATCTCGGTGTTCTCCGCCACGAGCGACTCGAGCGTCTCGAATCGCTTGTCGCCCTTGTCGAGGCGACTGCGGATCTCGGCCAGCTGGCCAGGGATGGTTTCTTCTTGCTCTGGCATAGGGTCCTCAGAAGGAAGTCGTGTAGGCCACCAGCGTCCGGCCCTGCACGCGGGTGACGATCAGGCCGCCGGTATAGGCAGCGATGCCGGCACCGACGACGCCGACGGCCAGGTCCTGCAGCGAGCAGTCGCCCTGCCCCGCGGCGTCGATCGCCTCCTTGGCCAGGCTGACGCCCGCGCCCCATGCGAAGCCACGCCACGGGTCGCCGGTCTGCAAGGTGGCCACGAAGGCGACACCGCCGCCGGCGAGCAGGTGAAGCTGCTTGTCGCCGCCACGCCAGCCGTCGTTCGCCCGGCATCCGGCGGACGCGTCGAGGCACAGCGCGCACAGCAGCGCTGCGATCAGGTGTCGCATGGGAGGCTCCAGAAAGAGAAAGGCCGCCTCGGTGGGCGGCCTGGTGGTCGGTGCAGACGTCTGAAAAGTCCTACAACCGCCCTTGCTGGGGATTGATTTGCGGCGCCGGTCGGCCGAAAGTAGCGAGGCCCGACTCAGCGTTGGAGCGCTGGCCGGGCCTCTGACCACACAGACTGTTCTGGAGTCCATATGGCTACCGTCAATCGTAAACTGATCGCGCTGCTTCTCTCCCTGCTGGCCGCTTGCGGAGGCGGGGATCCGGAGCCCGAGGCGGAAGAGGCTCCGCTCAAGCCTCTGTGCAAGATCGACCCGACCAAGCAGTGCCCGTTCGCTCCTTCGACTACGCCTTAATCAGGCACGTCCTGATGTAGCTGTCGATCCACTCGAAGGTGCCGGCAGGCCAAGCAGCGTTGACGGTCGGGTAGTTCGTCACCGTGAAATACAGCGTGATCGTGCTGCCGACAGGCACCGTCACCGTCTGGGCCCAGACTGCGAGCTTGTGAGGCTGCGCAGAGTCAACGACCTCAATCAGCTTGGTCGCTGAGCCTCCACTGCTGAGAGACCAGCCAAACCCGAACGACGGCCTGGCCAATCCTGCGCCACCCCAACCAGAAGACCTGCCCTCGCCGCCGAAGGTCATCTCGATGACTACGGATCGCGAAAGAGTGTTCGTCCAGGCGTAGGTTCCGATGGTCGACTGCGCGCCTAGCAGGCCGCTGCCGGCCGACCACGCGAAGGAACTGTTGCTGATCGCCGTCGTGGTTGCTTCGGCTGCAGAGTTCGCCTCGAGTCCGTCTGAGTCAACCTGCGGCACCACAGCGTTCTGACTGGTCTTCACCACCGACCACTTACCGCGCACGCCAAGGTTCGACTTCGCGCGGACGCGGAACAGGTAGTGAACGCCCTGGCCCAGGCCGGTGATGGTGACGCTGGTGGCGTCGCCGGGCGCCTCCACACTTGGCCAGTCACCGGTGGGCAGCGTCACGCCGGCGCGCCAGTACTGCACCTCGATCCGGCCCTGCTTGCGCACCGCGTCGGAGACGGCGGCCGTCCAGCTCACCGTCGTGCGGACGAGGATCGAGCGGTCGACCTCGGTGGTGGTGCCGCTGGAGACCGTGACGCCCGTGATCTGCTCCACCTCCCACGGCTTCGGCAGCAGCGTGTTGGCCGCCACGTCCAGCGTCGCGAAGCCGGTGCCCGGGTCGAAGATCGCTGCGGAGGTCTCGCGCAGGGTCAGCATCACGCCGCCGTCGAGCGAGAAGCTCCAGCCGAGCACCTCGAACTCCTTGGCCACGAAGCCGAAGGTCGGCAGCGTGAGCGTCACCACATCGAACAGCTCTAGCTGCAGCGCGCGCATGTTGCACGGCAGCTTGACGGTCAGGGCCTCGCGCGCCTCGCGCATCGACACGCCACAGACGTGCTGGGCGTGCACCGCACGCGTCACGCCCGTCAGCTCCACCTCGCGCGGCAGCTCGCGCCCATCCGCAGTGATCGCGGCGGTGTAGCGCACCTCCGCTGCCGGCGCTGCCACGTAGTTCTGCGAGGCGTCGGAGAACGTCGGCCGCATCACGTTGACCATGTCGGAGGTCGGCGCTTGCGCGACCACCTCGATGGCAGATCGATCGGTGATCCAGTCCTGGTCGATCGCTGCCACCGGCGCCCTGTACACGCCTGCGCGCAGGGTAAGCTTGCCGCCCACCCAACCCCACTGACCCGCCATCGACTCGACCATCTCGCCCAGCGTCAGGGTCGGATCAGCGTCCAGCGGGCAGACGATGCCGCACTGGTAGAGCGGCCGCACCTCGGTGCCGGAGTCGGTCACGAAGCTCGTGGAAACGTCGCAGGCGTTCGCCGCGGCGATGAAAGCCGCATCGACCAGCTCATCGGCAGAGGCGCCGCCACCGTTGGCGTACAGCGCCCAGTCGCGCGCGATCAGCGCCGGGTTCTCGGTCCAGGCCGTGCCGCCGGTGCGCGGATCCAGCACCTTGGCGCCGCGGAGCACCGCGGAGACCTGCGGCACGCCGGTCGGGAACGCGTCCTGGTCGTACTGCAGCGTGACGATCAGGGAAGCATCGCCGGCGAACTTGTCGGTCGACAGCAGGATGTCGGTGCCGACGACGGCCGAGAGGTCTGTGTACAGGTCCTGCGCCGGGCCGCCGAGATACTTTCGCACGCGCGCCTTCGGCGTGTCCTGGCTGTACTGGTAGTGCACGACATAGGTGCCGTCCACCGGCGCGCCGGTGACGGAGACCGTCGTGCCGGCAACGCTGGGCGTGGCCGAGTAAGTCTGCTCGTCCAGCGTTCCGGTGCTCTGTGTGACCACGCTCACGCTGCCGCTGATGGGCGTGTTGCCGAGCACCACCGAGCCGGCGCCGGAGGTGACCGTCATGGTCGTCGATGCGTCGACCACCTTACTGCCAGCCCACGGCGCCGTGGTCACGTAGCCACTGCCGTCCAGGGTCACCGCCACGTCGTTGAAGTAGACCGTCTCGATCTCGTCGACCTCGTGACCGGCCAGCGAGATCACCAGCGTGTAGTACTCCTTGTTCGCGCCGTGGGTCTGCTTGAAGACAACGCCGTCGACGTTGCGCACACGACCGTAGACGCGCGAGCGCCGCCCGTCAGATGTGGCCAGCATTACGAGGCGGTCTTGCAGGCTGGAGTTGTAGGCGTCGATCGCCTTGCGTCGCGCCTTGCGGCGCTGGCTATTCCCAATGCCGATGACGGCCGCAGCCGTCACCACGTAGCCCGCCGCAATCAGCGCCGTCGATCCGACTGCAACACCGGCGGAACTCGCCGCATATGCCAGCACGTAGGTGACTGCTTCAGGCATCTCGTCCCTCACACCGCCAGGCGCCCAGCACCTGTTCGGCCGCCAAAGTCGCCAGCCCCTGCTCGGCTGGCATGTGCCAGTTCGTTCCGCCGCACACGCACAGCGCCGGCCGTTCCGCCTGCATGCACACGCCGATGTCTCCGGGCTGAGCCAGCAGCGCCGACGGCAGCCTTGGGCCCATGCGCGCCTTCACCATCTGCAGCAGCCCGCCGCCGGAAACCAGCAGCCTGATCGCCTGCCGCTCGTCGGCCCATGCCGTGCGGACGTCTGCGATGCGGTCAACGCCGGTGACGGCCTCGACGCAGGACGCGGCGAAAGTCACGCAATCGTGGCTGCCCCAGGCGAACGGCCGCGCCTGCGCGTCGTGCATGACGGCCGCCAGGCGTGACTGCCAGTCCGGTAGCCTCATTGCCGGAAGAACCCAGCGGCCGGCCACACGTCCTGCACCTGCGACTGGCTCACCACGAAGCGGCGCGAGGTGTCACCGGGGTAGAGGCGCTGCTGGTCGGCGTCGGTGTTGCGCAGCGGCTTCGGGCGCGAGAATGTCTCGCCGCGGTGGGTGCAGATCACGGCGATGCTCGAGGTCTGGGCACCGTAGCTGATCGGCATCTGGTCGACGTAGCCGCGGAAGAGCTGCAGCACGTCGGCCACCGCCTTGGTAGACGGATCGAGCAGCGCCACCGAGAGCGTGACGCGTGCTCCCTTGGTCTGCGGCGCGTCGGCCAGGGCCAGCGCAATACTGTCGGCCGGCACGCCGCTGAGCGTGAAGCGCAGCGCGCTCTCGTCGCCTGGAACATCGGCCACGGTGTCGATCGACCCGAAGTTCCCGGCCCCGATGTAGTCGAAGCCCTGGTAGCTGACCGTCAGCGGCGTGCTGTTCAGCCGAACGATCGGCGTCGTCTCCATCGTCAGGAGCAGCAGCGACTGCAGCGCACCGGAGGCAATGCTGGCGTGTGATGTGGAGGAGAGCGAGCGCATCAGCTGGCCGCTCCTCTGATGACCACAAAATTGATGATCAACCCCTCAGCCAACGCGCTTCCGGTCACGTTTGTCACTCGAATATCGAATCGACCGGTAGTGACACCGAATTCTTCGACCCGATAGCCAATCCCGAAACCGCCGCTCGACAACTTCACACAGTCTGTTGAAGCGACCAAGCTATTCAGCACCGCAAAGGACACACCTGCGCCGGCCGCCAGCGAAGCGGCATTCATGGTGATTTGGCCTGTTAGCTTGTTGATAGTCACAGCGGTCGACTTGCTGGTCAGCTGCGTCACCGAACCACCGGCGCCGTTGGCGTAGCCGATGCCGGTGGTGGCGTAGGCCGTCTTGCTGTAGAGCTCGGTGAAGTTGGCGTCGAGGTCGCCGAGTGCCGGCGTGGTGTCGGAGCCGAAGAGAATCTGAGCCATTACACGGCCTCCACAAGGTCAAGCGTGATTCCTTCGAAGCGACCTGGAGCCCAGATCACCGGCGGCGTCTTGCCGTCGCGAAGGCGGAAGTTGATGGTCGGGCGGTCCCAGGTGATTGCGCCCCAGGCAGCCATGGCCGAGCGCGCCGAAGGCGCGAACTCGACGACGCCCATGTCGCCGTTGCCATCTGCCACCAGGGTGACGCTGCCGACGTACATGACGGTCTGCCCGTTTGGCATGCCGAACAGGTCCCCGGGCGCGAGCGTGTAGCCCGGCAGCGTGCTCAGGTAGCAGGTGGTGTCGAACTGCGCCACCGCGTAGCGCAGTCGCGGCGCGCCGGCCGTCCACACGGCCGTCGACGGCACGGTGGTCGTCCACGTCGCGGTCGACGGCACTGTGGTCGTCCACGTCGCGGTCGTGCCGCCGCGCATCGTCCCGCGCGGCACTGGGCGCTTCAGGTGGTACAGGCTCAGGAAGTTCTGAGAGCCGCGAAGTCGCCCGAGGAAGGCCTCGATCTCGGCCCCTTTCGACGCCGCAATGCCCGCCGGAATCGACAGCGATGCCACCCAGTAGTCACCGCCGACTCCTACCACCTGCGCTGCCGCCGGGTTGAATGCCGAGCGAAAGACGCGCTCGTTGGGCTGCACCGACAGCTCGAGGCGGTTGGCGCCCCAGGCTTCCGGCCATGCGTAGGTCGTCATGCGACACCCCGCTTCTGAGCAAATCGAATCCACTCCGCACGCAGCGCGGAGTCGCGCGCATCGAGCGCACGATTGAGCATTCGCGCGTCGCCGTCACCCTGCACAACCACGCTGGTTTGCGGGCTGAACACCAGAGTGGAACCTGCGCCCCATGCGCCGCGACGGTTGTCGTCGGCCGTCACGATGCGCTCTCCCTTGTGCACCATCGCCAGCATGTCCCGAGGCACGTAGTCCGTGCCGACGGCGAAACCTGGAATGAACTTGAGTACGTCGCCGATGACGCCTCCGATCTGCCCGGTCTTGGCGAAATCACCCAGAAGAGCTTGGCCGAGTTTGGCGGCGAGCGCCTGTGCGGCCATGTTGATCAGCAGGTTCTTCCACAGGTCGCCGATGCTCTCGAAGTCGCCCTTGAGTGTGCGCACCAGGGTGTCTCCCAGTGCGTCCTGAATGTTCCGGCCGGCCTGCTCGGCAAAGGTATTGACCTCTTCGATGACGCCTGAGAGGGTTCCAAGACGAGTCTGCGCGGCCTCACTGAACTGCTCCGCGCTGATCTCGCCGCGCTCAAAGGCGGCGGCCAGGCGATCCATGTCGGCGCGAAGCACCTCGATCTGCGCGCTCGGCGTGGAGTCGAGCAGTTCCTTGAGTCTCTGCGCTTCGTCGGCGGCGGCTTTGAACGCGGGGTCGAGATCCTCGATCTTGCCTGTCAGGTTGGCGATCGCCTCGTCCACGCCGCCGCCGCTGCCGAGCTCGTCGCGAATTTCTAGGAGCTTCGTCAGCGCGGCCCGCATGCCTTCTAGCTTCGCAAAGGTCGTGTTGTCGAGTTCGCTCAGTGCCGCTGACAGCGCCTCGTCTTTCGCACCGGCGACGTCTGGCAGCTTGAAGTCCGCGCGCTTGCCGCCGATGCCGCTGATGTCTGGCGCATTCTTGCCAGGCGTGGCCGGCCCGCCCACGCTGCTGCGCGGTCCCGGCGACATCGAGTCGATGAGCGCGCCCTGCAGGGCATCGAGCTGCGCCTGCTTGTCGGCGATCGTCTTGATCAGCTGGGCCTTCCCCTCGTCGGTGACCGGGGCGAGCAGCTGACTGATGTTGTTCGAACTCTTGATCCTATCGAAGAGACCCTTGTCGACCTGATCGGCCTGCGCACGCAGCTCCGCCAGGTCGGCCTGCAGGATCTTGATCTGCTTGCGGGAGGCGTTGTTGGTCCAGTCGAACGCGATGTCGCCGAACTTGTCGAGCGCCTTTATCAGCCCCTTCTCGTTGAAGGTCTGAAGGATCTCGTTGAGCGCGGGAATGAATTCGCTCAGTAGGGCGCGAGCCGAATCCTGCGAGTTCTTCTGCAGCGCGAACAGTTGCTTGTTGAACTTCTCCGCCTCCTCGGCCTGCTTGGTCGTGACGGTGGCGTTGAGCTGGCCGGCTTCAGCCAGGTCCTTCATGAACGGCGCCACCTCGCGCACGCTCTTGCCGAACAACTCCTGGACGATGCGCGCCTTGTTGCCGTCGTCGCTGTACCGGTTGAGCGCGACCGCGACACGCTGCAGTGCCTCGGCCGGATCGATCCGGCGCAGTTCCTGTGCGTTCAGGCCGATGGCCTTCAGCACCTTCTCCGTGTCGCTACCTGCCTTGGCTTCCTTGAGCAATCCGTTGAACTTGGTCAGCGCAGTTCCGACCGTGTCAAACGCAGTGCCGTTGCGCGCGGCAACGTCTTCCAGCGCGCTCAGGTTTTCGATGCTGGCGCCGGTGGCGTCCTTCAAGTCATTCAGTGCGTCGACGCCGTCGATCGTCGTGCGCACGAACAGCGTGATCGCCGAGATGCTGAACGCGGCAGCCAGCGAGGAGGCCAGGCCCGCGCCGATGCCCTTGAGCCCGTCGAACTGCTTCTGGATCTTGTCTGCGTTCTGCTGAGCGATCCGGGCAGCCTTATCGAGGCCTGCCTCGAGCCCCGCCAGGCGGGCCTCCAGGTCGATGCTCAGAGTTGCGAGTGGCATGTCAGTCCTTGACCTCTGGCCGCTCGGGCGGCTTGTGGTTGCGGATCACTTCAAGGCGGTGCAGCAGGTCTTCGACGTCGGCGATTCCGAGGTACTCGACCACCACGGCAATCCCCGCTAGGTCGATGCCGCCGGCACCGGTGGCCAGCAGGTTGTAGGCACGGATCGCCAGGCGATCGGCGTCGGCCGGCTGCGGCGGCTCCTCGCCCTCGTACTCGACGCCCGCCTGAGCGTCGAGCAGGGCAGTCAGTTTTTTGCGGCGTCGTCCTGCTGCTTCAGCCAGGCATTGATCTGCTGGAACATGCCCTCGCACGCAACCTTGAACCACTGCGGGCGGTCGTCGAGCAGCTCGGCCAGTAGGTCGGCATCGAACGGCACCTGGCCGTCCCCGCCCACGCCGGTCGGCAGCACGTCTGCCTCGGTGAGACCTTCCCACGACAGGGCGTGCTCGACCAGCAGGCTCGTGGTGATGCCAGCGCGAAAGCGCGGCATCTGCATCGCCGTCGGCCGCAGGAACCGCAGACGCACTCCGTCGCGACCCACCGGCAGCGGCACCGCGAAGCCGCGCGCGGAGCGCAGCTTCTCGAGCACCGACGCCATCAGGCAGCACCCCGCAGCACGAAGCCCTTGACGGCGATCTGGAACGAGCCGGTGGCCAGCTGCGAACGCTGCAGCGACTCACCCGGGCGCGAGGGCATGCCGCGGAACACGCGCACGCTGCCGTCGTTCAGGGTCAGCCGGTAGACCTGGTAGGTGCTGGCGATCGACGCGTCCTCGATCAGCTGCATGGCCGAAGAGTTGAACGTCTGCGAGAGCAGGTCGATCTGGACGGTGTCCGACGGCAGGAGGCCGAACACTATCTGCTTCGTGACGTCGGTCAGCTTGGTGTCGTCCAGCTGGTCGGGCGAGCCGCCCCCGATCTGATAGCCGATCGCCTCGGACAGCGTGGCCCAGGTGCTAACCGGCGTGAACGTGCCGGCAGTGAAGGCCGAGAACCCGGCGGTGTTCAGGCCCTGCAGGTCGAAGTTGTTGGTGGCCTGGTTGTAGACGCGCGTGGCCTGGCCGTCGAGTTGCACCATGCCGGCGCTGACGGTCCAGTAGCCGACGGTGCCGTTGGCCATGCCGTGCGCGGCGGAGGTCGCCACGCCGGGCGATGCGAGGGTGACCGCGGTGACGGTCTTGGCGGTGTTGAACGCAGTCGCGATTTCCAGCTTCACGTTGCGGCCGACAGCAGTGGTCATGAGATGACTCCTTCAGAAACGAAAAACCGGCCGCGGCCGGTGGGTTGTTGAATCTGTGCAGACGCCTAAACGTCGAACCAGTCGACGGTGACGATCTCGACCTCGAGGTCGTTCTCCGCGTCGTAGCCGGCGCTGCCGCGATCGCTGGGCATGCCGGCGGCGCGCAGCGCGTCGCGCACCAGGTCGGCCACCACGATCGCGTTGGAGCGCGAGCTGCCGACGCACTGGATGTCGATCGTCGACTGGACGGCGAGCAGCCCGCCGTCGAGGCCGAGCTCGTCGGAGCGCTGCTGCTTGCTGAACGCGATGAACGGGCGCGCGACGGTGGGCAGCACCGCGTCGATGCTGATGCGCGTGGCCGGCACCTGCGCGATCAGCGGCGCATGGCCGGTGAGCACGGCGCGCAGTTCGCTCTCGGCGCTCATGGCTGGGCATCCTTGCGGTTGAGGCGCTGGATCTGCGGTCCCAACGTCTGGCTGAACTTGGCCACCACTTCGGCGGCCCTGGCGACGGCGCGCTGCAGCATCTGCACGCCGGGCTTGCCGCGCGCGCCGAACTCCAGCCAGCGCCAGTAGAACGGGTCGGTCGGGCTGTACTTTCCGCGCTGGCCACCCTTGGCCGGGCGCACGTTGACGTAGACGCCCAGGTCGCCGTTGCGTCGCGCCACCTTCGACGTGCGCACGGTGATCGCCTTGCGCACGGTGCTAGGCTGACGGATCACGGCACCCTTGCGCCGAACGGGCACTGCGGCCACAGGCGTGAGGCGGCGAGCCTCGTCTCGAAACACCCGGCCGCCGGCACGCAGCGCATTCAGCAGAGCCCGCTTGCGCAGCTTGACCGGCAGGTCACGCAGCGCCTTCTTGACGTCCTCGATGCCCGACACCTTCACCTGGATGTCACCGGCCATCGCGCTTGCCCTTCACGGTCATCAGCTCGAGGTATTCGCGGCGCCCGCCAGCATTGATCGGTGGCCCGACGATGTCGTGGGCATCGCCGCGCCAGACCACCCGCATCAGGCCGGTCACATCGGCCCTGTAGCGGATGCGAAAGCGCACATCAATGGTCTGCTGCTGCTGGCCGGCGGCGAAGTACTCGTTGCCACTCAGCGGCTCGGCGCTGGCCCAGACCGTGGCCAGATCGACCCAGCCTCCGGTGTTCTCTCCGATGGCGTCGAGTGCCTCGGCGCGCTGCTGGATGGTGATGCGCTCGCGAAGATCTCCGGCGGCCAGCATGGTCAGACCTTGAACACCCGGTAAGGGTCGAGCAGGGAATCGACGAAGCGCGCCGGGATCTCGGCCACCTTGCCGCCGAGCACCATCACCTCGCGCTGGGCGTAGATGAAGGCCGCGGTCAGCAGCAGCCAGGCACGCATGTCGCCGGGCACCGCGTTCGCGTCCGCGTAGCCGGTGGTGAAGCGGATCGTCACGGCGTTGGCCTGGTCGCGGATGTCCGGCCACTCGGTGCCGTAGGCCGGCAGCAGCCAGCCCGGGAAGGTGGCCGCGTCCAGCGAATAGCTGGCGCCCGGCAGCGTCTGCGTGGCGCCCGCGGCGTCGACGTAGGTCACCGAGTTGATGGTGGTGACCGGCGGCTTCAGCAGCTCGATCTCGGCCTCCGGGAAGGCGTCCAGCGTCTGGTCCCACACCTGGCTGATGATCGCCGTGCCCGTGTAGTTCTCCGCCTTCGCGCGCGCCGCCTGGATGGCCAGCGTCAGCACCGCATCTTCGTCACTCGTATCGACGCGGCACTGCGATTTCAGCTGCGCAAGCGTGATCGGCTCGCTGCCTGCAGCGGAGATGAGTCGAAGTCCCATGGATCAGGTCCTGCGCATGTTCGTTCCGGTTGGACGACGCAGCGCGTTTCCGGCACTGCGACTCAGTGAGCTGCCGACACGCTCAGAGCGCCGACCAGGCACTGCGATCGGCTCGCCCCCGATCGAGATCACCGCCACCGCCTGGTCCGTCTCGGCGGCGAGCCCCATCTGCCACACCAGGCGACGCTGCACGGCCTGCGCCGCATCTGTCTCGACGGGCTGCCCGATCGAGATCAGCGACCCGGCGCCCAGCGCGATGGCAGCGTCCGCCTCGACGGCCTGTGCGATCGCCAGGCGCTGCGACTTCGCGACCGACTGCGCCAGATCCGTCTCGACGCTCTGGCCGATGGCGCGGCCGATCGCCTTGCTCAGCGCCTGCGCCGCGTCCGTCTCTGCAGGCTGCCCGACTGCCAGACGCTGAGCGCCCGCGACCGGCTGTGCGACGTCGCTCTCGGCCGACTGCCCCATCACCAGCGCACCGGCGCCGCCGACCGCCTGAGCCAGGTCCGTCTCGAGGACCTGGCCGACCGCCTTGCGCTGCGAGCCGGTCGCCGTCTGAGCCAGGTCGGTCTCGATCGCCTGGCCAGCCGTGCGCGCCTGCACCACAGCCAGCTGCTGCGCGGTATCGGCCTCGGCGGACTGGCCGATGGCCTTGCGTTGCGCTGCGATCAGCGTCTGCGCCGCGTCCGCTTCGGAGGCCTGGCCGATCACCGCGCCGGCGCCGCCAAGCGTCACCGCCTGCGCGCTGTCCGTCTCGCTTCCCTGCCCGATCGCACGACGCTGTGCAGACGTCAGCACCTGCGCCAGGTCGGACTCTGCGGGCTGCCCGACGGCCTTGGCCTGTGCCGAGGCGAAGGCTTGCGCGGTGTCGCTCTCCGACGGCTGGCCGAGCAGGCGCGCCAGCTTCGCAACGATCGCCTGCGCCAGGTCGGTTTCCGTGACCTGGCCGATTCCGACCACCGAAGAGGCGACGATGAAGCCGCCGAGCACCCGCAGGCCGCCCATCGACGACTCGTTGCCGGTGTCGTCGCCGAAGACGAACAGGTCGCCGAACTGAGCTACGTCAGCAGCGCCAAACGGTTGTGCCGCGTCGTTTTCACTGGCCTGCGCTATGGCAGTCTGAACCAGTGAGACGCTTTGCGCGGCATCCGTCTCGGTGACCTGCCCGATCGCTCCAGCAGCCAGCTTGAACGTCGCGATGACGGCCATCCAGCTCGTCTGCGCGCCGCTGCTCCATGTCCACGAGCCGGTTTGTGCTCCGGTCGCGGAAACCTCCTTGTAGGAGTGCTGCGACCCGACGTGAGCCGTCGTGTTCTGCTCGACAAACAGCGAAGTAAAACCGCTGCTTGCAGGGTCTGAAAATGCAGAGTTCGATAGGCCCGCCCCGCTGGTGTTCGTGACCAGTCCGACGAGCACCACCTCGTTAGCCTGAGCCGTTGACCCAGTCGTCCCGGTGTTGCCGCTGGTGACGCCAGAGGTACCGGAGTTCGATGTCGTGACATCGACCGCCGTGCATGGCGGCAACTCCACTAGCGTGTACCCAAAGAACTGTGAACTGCCTGCGCTCAGCGTGAGGTTGTGAGCACCTGCGTTCGCGCTCAACAGGTAGTAGATCGCGATCTTGCAGGGATCGGCCGGGCCAGAATTGACAGAGTTCGGTCCGACCGCCTTGGCCCATGTCTGACCAGAACTGTCTGAAGGAGGGGACCAAGAGGCGACGCCGCCTGTGGTGTCTGTGGAACCAACAATCAGCGCCAGCGTGTTGCCAGCCGTCACGCCAGTTAGGACAGGAGTGATCGAACTTGCACCATCGGCGTTGGCGGAGACCTTCTGGACGTATGCCATCAGGCCCTCCGGTACACAGCGATTACCGCCGCACCGATCTTCTGGTCGTTATCAGCCCACGTCCACGCGGCCGACTGCGCGCCCGCAGATGCCGCGATCTTCCACCCAAGCCCGGCGCCGATGTTGTTTGTCGTCGTGATTGTGGACAGCATTTCGTTGTAGCCAGGAGCCGCGCCCACACCAATCGCTGTTGGGTCTCCGTCTGTGAGAACACCAGCGATCACCAGATCACCAACTTGCGCAGATCCTGCAGTCGTGACGGTGACGCCATCAACCGCTCCGGCCGTCGCCGATTCACTTACGGCAGATCCACTGGTGACAAGCACCCACGTTCCAGGCGGGCCGCTGAACTCTGCCGCCAGGAAATATCCATCCCCGTCAGCCCCGACCGACTGCGGCGTGATGTTGTGCCCCCCGGCCGAGGCGCCCAAGAGGTGCGCGATCTGACAGTGCGTCGGGTAGGCGCTGGCTCCATTCGGCAGCGTCGGATTTGCCCCGGCAGACAACGTCCCGCCGTTGCTAGAGCTAGGCAATGACTGCGTTCCGCCCACCCCGTGAACCGCGTCCCACCAAGCTCCGAACGTGATGACGAGAGATCCAGCCTGAACACCCGACAGCGCCACAAAGCCAGGCGATTGCCATGCATTGTCTGGACTCCACAACTGGACGAGCGTGGAGGACTGCTGGACTCGCTGATAGTTGGCGCTGTACGCCGGCACCGAGTTGGCCCGGGTCTCCGCGCTGGGGTAGCTTGCGGTGCGCTGCCTGCTCACGGCGCGCTCCTCACGTCCAGCGGTTGCCGAGCGGCGCGAGGTTCAGGCCGAAGAAGTCGATGTCCAGATTCCGGGCGGCCGCGGTCAGGGTGTGCACCAGGAAGCCGACGGTCGAGGCCGTCGTCGGCTGGTTCGCCGAATGCGTGAAGGCCAGCGCGCCGTTCTTCGCGAACTGCCAGTTGCCGTTCTGCAGTCGCACGATGTCGAACTGGTACCAGTTGCCGGCGACCACATTGGCGCCGGTGTCGGCGTTCGTCGTGCTCGTCGAGGCTTGGCGAGTCGTGTAGCGCCACTTGGCGGACGTGGCAGGCACGAACTCGACGAACGCACCCGCGCTGCCCAGCGAGCCCGCCGCGCTGTCGCTCACGTCGACGCCGATGCCCAGCTTGACGGCCAGCGTGGTGATCGTCGGGATCGCCACCAGCGCACGAAAGCGAGCGACGTTCGCAGGCAGGATGGCGGCATTGGTCGAGGCCGCGCCCATGTGAATGCGCTGGTTGTTCCCGGACGTCGCGCCGGTGACCAGGCGCAGGATGCCGGGATGCAGCGCGGAGCCGGTCTGATACGCCGCGGTGCCAGGCGTCGCGCCGGTCATGCCCCAGGCCAGCGCGCCGAAGTTCCCCGTGGTGACCAGGGCGCCCTGCGTGAACTCGTCGGCCAGGTCGAAGTAGTCGGCGACCGTCACCCGCTTGTCGACGATCATCGCGTTCGTGATCGCCGCCGCTGCGGCCGGCACGTAGATCTGCGCCAGCTGGATGCTGTTGGCTGGCAGCGCCGGAGGCACAGGGTACTGTGCCGCGGTGCCGTCCACGCGCGACACCGCGCCGTTGTAGTCGATGACGATCAGATCGATCCGCGGATTGGTGCTGTCCGCGGCCGCGATCGTGACGTTCTCGCCGACCTCGTAGGGGAAGTAGCCTCCGACCCGCGCCTGGCCGGCGGCGACGGCCACCGTCATGTTCGGCGACCCCTGCGCCTGGACCCCGAGGCCGCTCAGTACGCCATCGCCCGCCAGCGCCGCAGCGATGGTGTCGATGTCGACGGAGAAGCCGGCGGCCTGGCGCGTGTAGGACGCGCTGGCCTTGTTCGGGATGCCAAACACGAGAGCGCTCTCCGATCAGCTCGCGCGGAAGAAGCCGGCCGCGTTGATCTGCACCGTGATGTCCGAGCCGCTGGGGGTGATCGCGAAATCGTGCAGCGTCAGCGGCACCACGCTCGAGTCGGTGCCCGAGGTGCTGTCGTTGTCGTAGGCCACGATCAGGTCGGTCCAGGCCGAGCCGGCGCCGACGCTCGTCCAGGTCTGGTCGGGGATGTCCAGATCGACGCGGTCGTTGGTGTCATCCGGCGCGAAGGCGACCAGGTCGGCGTCGGTCAGCGTCTTGCGCGCGTACCCGCTGTTCGTGACCTCGGCCGCGTTGGCGTCACCCTCGATCGCGGCCATGGTGTCGTAGTCGCGCAGCGTAGCGTCGGTGGCGGCGCCGGCGTTCAGCGCGATCACCAGCAGCACCGAGTTCGCCGGGTCGTTCGAGTCGACGCGGTTGTAGAGCTCGGCCACGCGGCCCTTGGCGATGTTGAAGACGAGGTCAGCCATGGCTCAGGCCTCCAGGGTGTGGGCTGCGACGACGTTGCCGGCGATGTCGCGCACGGCTCGCCACTTCTCGTGCTGTTCGGCGGCCAGCACGCAGTGGTAGTTGCGAGTCGCCTCGTAGTCGTCGGCCGGCAGGCCGCGACCGGCCAGGAACGCACGCGCCTCGCTCGGCGCCAGCTTCGCGACGTTCTCGGTCAGGAACTCCGACATCGCCAGGTCGCTCAGCGGGATGCGCTCCCCGGTGCTCTTGACGTAGTAGCCGGGATGGCGCGCGATCGAGTAGACCAGCTTGTCCTGAGCAGCCTTCAACTCGAGGGCGTCGCCGGCGATGGTCATCCAGCCCTGCGCGCAGGCATCGAGCACCAGGCGACGCTTGAACGTCTGTTCGGCCGTGGTGCCGGTGTGGAAGAGATCGACGCCGACGCAGATCGGCGTGGCGCCGGGTTGCGTCGACGCCGGGTCGTAGATGCGGCGAAGTTCCATGCTTGCGCTCCAGGTTCAGGCGTCTGCCTGTTGTCGAACGGCGGCGACGCGCTTTGCGTAGGCCACCGCATCGGTATTGGTGTCGAGCTCGCCCGCGGCCACGCCAGCGTCGGCTTCGTCCTTGGACAGGGTCACCACTTGGTCGGCGGCACCCCAGCTGCAGTCCAGCAGCACGCGCGCTTCGACCTGCGCGCCTTCGGTCGGCTGTTTCTTGGCCATGCGGTTCCCCTTGTTGCTCCGAAAGAACACCGGCCCGGTACAGACATCTGCACCGGGCCGGGAAGACGTGCCCGCTCTCAAAGCACGCCAGGAGGAGACAACAGCGAGATCAGGTCGCCGAGTTGGCGTAGTACTTGACCGCGGCCGTGTCCAGCAGGTTGCCGCCGGCGCGGTGCCACATCAGGAAGCCGACCTGGCCGAGCTTGGCGTAGGCGGAGTCCTCGAAGCGGAACAGCGTGGGCGCCATCACGTCGCGGATGACGTACTGGTTGAAGTCACCGAACGCGATCGACTTGGCGTTGGCAGCCATCGTCGCGACGTCCTGGTTCACCTGGACCGGGTAGCCCAGCAGGCTGTCGCCCATCGCGCCGCCCAGGCCTTCGTAGCCGGGCAGGAAGACCGGACGGTTCTGGCTGTCCTTGATCTTGCGGACCACCTTGAGCGAGCTGTCGGCCATCATGAAAGCGCACGACGGCGAGGCGCGGTAGGCGGGGTCCACCGCGTGCACCAGGTCGACCAGGTCGTCGAAGATGACGCTGGTGGTCTGGCCGGTGGTGCCGGTCTTGCCCAGCGTTGCGCCGGTGATCACGCCGCGCGGCTGCGAGGTGCCGGTGCCGGTCGTGAAGAACTGGTTCGTGATGCGGCCGATGCGCTGCACCAGGCGGTTCTCGACGAACGCGGCGACGTCGATCTGGCTGTCCTGCAGCAGTTCGAACGGCACAGCGACGATCTTGGACGAGAACTTGTAGGTCACGACCGCGACCGTGCCGAACGTCGGATCGGCAGCCGTTGCCGTGGTGTTCTGTGCGATCAGCTCACCGACCTCCGACGTGCCGTCGCTGGTCGGGAAGCTCATGTCGTTGCCCATCGCCGTGCGGATGACCTGGGCGACGGCACGCATGCCGCCGAAGGCCTTCAGCGAATCGACGATACGCGTGGCGACCTCGGTCTGCACGCTGTAGCCGCCCTCGCTGCCGGTGGTGGTAGACATCGTCGCGCGGATCTCGCGCCATTCCTCGGCAGTGATGCCCTTCTCGCCTTGGCGGAGGAACTTGTTGTAGAGCTCCGCCAGGCGGTCGCCCGCCTTCGCGCCGGGCGCGCGGCGCGCGGCGGCGCCGGCCAGCTTGTCGTTCTCGGCCTGCTCGGCCTCGAGCTCGAGCGAGGCTTCGACGCGCTTCAGCTGCGCCTTCAGGTCCTCGATCTCCGACATGCCGGCGTCGTACTGCGATTGCAGGTCGGCGTTCCACTTGTCGTTGTTCTTCTCCACGAGGGAGCGAACTTCCTGGGCGCGGGCGGCGATACGCTCCCGCAGGGCTTGGATGCTGTGCATCGTGCGGTCCTTTCAGTTGGGACGAAAAAAAGCCGCCCGGATGGACGGCTTCTGCTTTGCGCGGGAGCGCTCAGGCAGTCAGTGCAGCGACGTCGAGCCGGCGCAGCATGGCGGCAGCGTCGACGGTCGCGTGTTGGGGTTGTGCGGGCGGCTGCTCGGCCTTCGGGGCCCTGCCGTACGCGCTGAGGTTCCACGCGGCTTGAGCCTTGGGCGTGTCCTCCGCGATGCGGTCGGCGAAGCCGTTGGCCACCGCCTCTTCAGCGGTGAACCAGGTCTCGGCGGCCATCCACTCCTCGATCGTCTTCGGGGCCTGCTTCGTGCGGTCGGCGTAGGTCTGCACCAGGGTGCCGTCGATCTTGTCGAGCAGGTCCGCCGTGGCCACGAGCTCATCGGAGTTGCCGTAGGCGAAGGTCCACGCCTTGTGGATCATGAACAGCGCGCCCTTGTTCATCACCACCTGGTCGGCGGCCATCGCCACGAAGGTAGCCGCGCTGGCCGCCAGTCCGTCGATGTGGGCGATCACGGTGGCCGGGTGCTCACGCAGGGCTTGTTCGATGGCGCGCGCGCCGAAGACGGCGCCGCCGGGCGAGTTGATCCGCAGGTGGATGGTGCTGGCCGTGATCTCGCGCAGCGCCTTCACGAAGGACTGCGGCGCCACGCCGCCGAACCATTCCGCCTCGAGCTCGTCGGAGACGATCGCGTCGTACAGGAAGATCTCGGCCTCGGAACCGTCGCCACTGGCGGCGATCTCGAATCGCCGCTGCGGCATGCGGCGGTTGTCCGCCAGCAGTTTGCAGAGTTTGTTCATGGCTGCTGCGGCGTGGTGGCCGGCGGGTTGTCGAATGACGGGTCGGTGGTCAGGTTCTCGAGGCGCCGGATCTCGTTGGCCTTCATCCAGGCCGGCTCGCCGGCGCGACCCAGCGCAATGCGATAGGCCTCGAAGCGCGTCTTCGTGTCGCCGCGCTCCAGGCCAGCGGTGACGAACTCGCAGAAGTTGCGCGAGGTCTTGAACAGCTTGTGGTTCAGCTCCTGCTCGACGGCCACCAGGTGCCGCTGCAGGGTGTACTTCACGAAGCCGATCGACATTTGTTCGATGCCGCTGCCCCAGCTGGTGGTCTTCTCGGTGTGGCCGATCATGAACGGCGGCACGCCGAACGCGCGGCAGATCTCCTCGACCTGGAAGCCTCGCGTGGCGATCAGCTGAGCGTCCTCGCTGCTCATCGTCAGCTGGTGCAGCTTCATGCCGCCGGCCAGCACGACGGGCGCCTTCTTGGAACCCTGACCCGTGTGGCGCGCGATCCAGCTCTGGCGCAGGACCTCGCGCTGTTCTTCCTTCATATCGCCAGGCACCTCGAGCGCGAAGTCGGGACGCGCGCCGTCGGCCATGAACTGCGCGGACTGGCTGTCGGCCGCCGCGGCGATGCCGGCGGGGTTGCGCAAGGCGTACTGGAGCTGCGACAGGCTGCGGCGGCCATTGAATCCAGGCCCGGCGATGTGCAGCATGTCGTCCTGGTCGACCACCTCCGTGCGGGTCGCGGTGTCGTACGCGTCGCCCTGCGGGTCCGGCGCGATGATGTAGTGCAGACGTCCGTCCACCTTGCGCACTTCGATGCGATCCGGGTGGATCGGCTCGAAGCCAGCCACGACCGGGCTGAGGCGCGACGCGCGGTGGATGCGCGCAAATGCATCGCCGTGGAACAGCCTGGAGCTGATCAGGTACTCCCACATCGTGGCCGCAGACCAGCCGGCCAGCGGCCGCTCGTTGAGCAGCCACCACAGCGCATCCTTGTATGCCTCGCGGTCGCCATCTTGCGAACGCCGGTAGGTGTGCAGCGGCATGCTGGCAATCGACCCGCCGATCAGGTTGACGCAGGCCGAGACCGCGGAGACGGCGCGCGCCGACTGCTCGCTGATCGACACCGTGCTGCCGACGTTGCCGCGCACCCAGTCGTCCCAGTCGATGCCGCCCCACTTAAGCGCGCGCGGTTCGTTGGCCGGCGCAACGCCAGCGCGGCGCTGCGCATCAGGCCCGGACTGGCGCAGCCAGTTCATGAGCACGCGCGACTGGTGAGCGTGCGGGTTGAGCTTCGCAGCGGCGGTCATAGCACGTAGATCTGCGGCGTGGCCGTCGTGGCGTTGATCATGGAGCGCCCGAGCGCCAGCAGCGAAGCCACGGGGCCGTCGATCTTGTTCTCCTCGCGCTCCTTGGTCGGGTGCTTGAGGCCGGTGATCTTCGAGACGCGCACGACGACGTTGCTCATCATCCAGGTCATCACGGGGTTTGCGTCGTGCTCGAGCTTGCGCTCCAGCACCAGGTTCTCCACCTGGATCAGCGGCTGCGTGAAGAACAGTGGCGCCTGGCGGATCTCGACCAGCGGCAGGCCTTCCTCGCTCAGCTTGGTGGCGAAGTAGCGCGACATGGCCGGGTCGTAGGGGATTTCCTCGACCTGGAACTGCTTGCAGAAGTTGCGCAGGTCGTCGGCGATCACGTCGAAGTCGGTGGCATTGCCGTCGGTGACGGTCACGTAGCCGGCGCGCGCCCAGCCCTGCAGGTGCGCGTTGCCTGACTCGCTGATGGCGAGCTCGTTCAGGTACAGCCGCGTGAAGAGGTAGAACCGCTCGCCGCGCTTGAACACCAGCGCCAGCGCCGCGAAGTCGCGCTTCTCGGCCAGGTCCATGCCGATCCAGCAGCGCTCGCCGCCGAAGTCAGCCAGCTGCAGCTTGGCGTTGCCGCAGCGCTTCCAGTCCTCGATCGGCATCCATGCGCTGTCGGCATTGACCCAGCGGTTGAGCCGCTTCGCCAGCACGTTGTTCAGCGCGCTGGGCATGGCCTGGGCCTTGCGCACCGCCGCGGCCATGTCATCGGTCTTGACGCTGACGCCCAGGTTCGGGTTCGCCTTGCGCCACACGGCCGGGTCGTGCCACGCGTCGTCGTCGTCGATCGTGAAGATGATGCCGAACCAGGTCTCATCGACGTGCGCGCCCTCCAGCACCTTGACGGTGTAGTCGCGCTGCTCGTAGCAGATGCCGGAGGTGTCTGTGCCGGCCGTCGTGATCATCATGATCAGCGGCTGCGAGCGCGCGCCGGTGGCCGAGTCGATCACGTCGTAGACCGCCCGGGTCTTGTGCGCGTGCAGCTCGTCGACGACGGCGAAGTGGACGTTCAGGCCATCCAGCGTCGAGCCCTCTGCGTTCAGCGGCTTAGCACTGGACGCCGTCGTGGGCACGGTGATGTCGTGCTTGCCGACCGTGACGCCGAAGCGCGCCAGGAACTCCGGCTCGCGCAGGGCCATGTTGCGCGCCACGTCGAAGACCTCGCGCGCCTGGTCGCCGGTGGTGGCCGCACTGTACGCGTGCGCGCCAGGCTCGCCGTCGGCCGTGGTCATGAACAGCAGGATCGCCGCGGCCAGCGTGCTCTTGGCGTTCTTGCGAGCGACCTCCTCGTAGGCGCGCAGGAAACGGCGCAGGCCGCTCACCGCATGCTTCCAGGCGAAGAGGTTGATCACGATGAACACCTGCCAGTCTTCGAGCTTGATCTTGGTGTAGCCCAGCTTGCCGTCCCGGTAGGTCGGCTTGGCCCACTCGCCCTTGATGTGCGGCAGCAGTTCGATGAAGCGGCAGGCCCGGGAGCCGGCGGCCTCGTCGAACACATAGGGGAACTCTTCGCCGGCCTGCCGCTCGAGGTCGCGCAAGAAGCGCTCGCAGGCCAGTCGCTCATACCGCCCGGCCGCCTCTTCGCCCCGCGTCACGCGCTCGGCGTAGGCGCGGGCGCGACCTGCATAGGTGCTCACTCGAATTCGGCGAAGCCAGCCGGCGCGGCGGGATCTGCAGGCGCGGCAGGCTCGCCGCCGGCGCCGCCGTCGAACAGCTTCAGCTGCGCCCGGATGGCCGGCGTCACGCGTGCGCGCTGCGCCGGCGTGAGACCGAACTCGGCCAGCAGGCTGCGCAGCTTGTCCATCTCTCGGTTCAGCACCTGGTACATGACGGACTGGATGCGCATGCCCTTGGGCGTGAAGTCAAAGAGAGCGTCGGCTGCGTCCTTGCCTTCGTCGACCAGCTGCGCCTGGCGTGCCGCGATCGAGCGTTCGATCAGCTCGAGCCGGCCGATCGTCTGGCACAGCATCGCCAGCGCGTCGCGATCGACGACGCTGATCAGGTTGTAGTGAAGCAGCTCGGGCGTCAGCCGACGCCAGGCCTTGCGCGCCTCGACACTGAGGTGCTTCGGCATCGACGGGAGACCGACCTCCGGGCGGAACATCGCCGACAGGTCGATGGGTCGGTGGCCGCGCCCGCCTTCGAGCGCTTTCAGCTCTGGCGGCTTGCCGACTGGACCTCGTGCACCCATTGCTAGACCTTCGAAACGTACTCTCGTGTGTCAGCGAAGCCGCTCAGCCATGACTGACCGCGGGGTGTCGCTCCCTTCCTTGAATTGCACTTGCGGCACGCGCACTGCACGTTCTCCTGAACGTGAGGGCCGCCAGCAGCGATCGGGACGATATGGTCCAGCTCGGGCGCTCGCGGATCTGTCGTGCCCTTCAACCTCCGCGGCGTCTTGACACCACAGAGCTGACACGTCCAACCATCTCGCTCAAAGATGCGCAGCTCGTTGAAGTAGCCGCGCACCAAGCCAGCGCGCTTGGCCCTGGCAGCGCCGTCAGATGCGCCGGCGTCACGGCACGCCACGGAGCACCATGCTTTTCGCTTGTCGCCGTACTGCGTGCCGATGATGACGCCGCATCTTTGGCAGCAACTCCCTGGACGCGTGGTCGCACGCAGGCGTTCCGCTCGCCGCACGCGCTCTGCCGCCAGATCTCTCGCCGCCTGGCGTTTGATCCTTGAACAGGCTTCACTGCAGTAGCCGCGCGGCCACCTCGACGTGAACCTCACGTTGCACTGGAGACAGCTTCCGAAGTTGACTGTGCAGAACGGAGTCAAACACCCCCCCCACGTCCATTACCTGCGTGTGCAAAAAAACAGG